GTTTGGGCAATAAAAAAAACCGCGCTCTTCTGAGCAAAATTGCAAGTTATCAATATGCTCAATGGACTGCTCTAAATCCTTCTCTAGCTCGGCTATGCGGTCTTCGTAGTCCTCGTGAGTGTACGGTGTAGACATCTCCTCCTGCTCATCGATATTGCTCGTAATGAATTCCTTTAGACTTCCAGAAAATATCTCTTTCCAGTGAGTTGAGAATCCCTCGTCATCTCCTTCTAACGAAACGTGTCTTGAATGGCAGGTGATATCGGCTAATCCGTAACCAGTACTGGTAATAGAGTAACGATAGTCTGTATCTCCATGTGTACTATGACAGCGGGTAATCTCTGCTCCTTTATTAGCAGCTATGAATGACTCTAGTAATGGACGCTTGTCTTTAGATGAGAGGTTCTTGGCGCGGCTTAGATACTGCGCTGCGCCTGACGGATAGCCATCGTGGTGAATATATACGCAGACATCTTCTCCTGCCAATGCTGTATTGCTGAATAGATAGGTTGCTCTTGTGCTCATTGTTTTACCCCTATGTAACTTTGTGAATTAAGCCATCTTTCATAGTGACTTCAGCAAAAAATTCTCTGCCTTGGCCTGTTATGTGAGGGCGATTAGCTCCTGTTAGTACACCATCACGCCTATATTCTGCGCCAAATAGACTTGTTTCTATGTAATCTAGACTTTCGCCTATACGCTCTTTCAATATCTTCTTGCTTGGATAATTAAAGATAATCATAATATTTCCCCTTTTTAATGTTTAGCTATCTAGCCATTCTTCGTAAGTTTTAAGCGGTTCCCCAGTAGTGAAATCGTTGCCCTTGCCATCATCAGCACAGGTTACATAAATTTCATACTCGTCAAGATTCTTGCCTCTAGCCTGAGTTTGCCAAAAGTCGTTATATTCTAATTCCATTGTATTTCCCCTTTGTTAATCTAATTAAGTAAAACAATTTTAAAAAATGTTTTACATCATGTAAAGTTTTTTTTTAATAAATTTGGAGTACGCTAAATAGCTGATTAGACATACCCTAAATTCAATATTTATCCTCTCGGTTGATCACGATTCCATTCTGCTTGTTCTTGTGCCTTAGTTGGTTCGTTCATATCTACTAAAGAATCTAGGTAATCAGACAGCATTTCCTCTATGACTATTCCTGCCCAAGACCCATGACCTGCTTTAAATTGACGAATCATTTCACTTTCTTGCTTGTTGCTACAATGCTCTATCGCGGAAATTATTGTATCTATTGTTATATCCATACCGTTCTCCTTAATGCCCCCGAAGGGGCGGTGATTTTTAATAAGTTACAGGGTTGTAGTCTTCTGTGCCTAAAGACATTTGATAAAACATTTCCGTCCTTTGTCTAAATTTCTGTTCAGCTTCTGGAAAAGCCTGTAATAATTTAGATAATTCAAAAGTAAGCTCTGCAAGGTCGTAATCTTTATCTGTGTTTTGCTCGGCTTTAATTTTAACGAAAGTATTAATAAGCTGAAGTGTGCTACCTTTTTTCATTTTGATAATCCTTCGAAGTTTGTGTGCGTAATTGCCTTCGATGTGTGTATTAAATATCATTCCTACTACTTTATAAAGCATTTTTTTACATATATTTAACTTTTTTTGTCATATTATATAAAACTCTATTAAAAACAATAGCTTAGGAATACAAAAAAATTGATAAAAAGGCGAGATAACTTCGGGAAATAGCGTATTTCCACTTATTTTGACAAAAAAGTTTACTTCCTGAGAGGAAAAAGCTTTAATTGGGGAGTCGGTGGCGTTTGAGCGCCTAAAGTCCGATATTTGGCGAGAGAAAGGATAGGACACCCGACAGGGCTATTCTATCACCTCCCCTATATCTGCAGCAAACCGACACTCGGCCAGTGGGCTTAGGCTTGGGAATATTAAAACCCAAGAGTCGGCGATACTTGTGAGCGAAAGAGCCTCAACTGCTAATGCTTAATGCAGTTGAATAGATAGCATATTCGATACACTGAAACTGAGTTAGCGCGATAGAAAATCCAAAAGGGCTGTCAAGCCTTTAAGGTTACTTTGCTTAAAATTTAAGGAGAACAAAATGGAATTAAATAAAAACGAAATTGATATATTGCTTGAGTTAATAACAACGGCAATAAGAGGCTTAGATGAAGATTTGAATCAAAAAGGGCTCAGTGATCAAGGCGCAACGGTAATAGTCATAGAGGAAATGCTGTATCGACTTCAGCAAATAATTAGGGAGAACATGATATGAAACGAAGAAAATACCCCGAATCTTTTGAAAGATTATGGAAATCTTTTGATACTGATTTCGGTGAAAAGGGTTCAAAGATAAAAGCATTAGAAGTCTTTATAAAGATGGAGATTAATGACGATGATGTTGAATTCATTATTGAGCGTTATACGAAACAGCGTATGGCAAAAGAATTACAACGATTTCGTGGTGAATTTTTCACCAATTTTCAACACATAGAGAGGTATCTAACTAATGAAAGATTCGATGATGAAATCAGTCTCAACACTTATCAACAGCACAAGCTCACAAAGTCAGAAAAGTCAGACGCAGAACTTAGGAAATATATCGCCAGAGACGATGGCGAAGGGATGGCGGATATTACAAGCGATGGGCAAGACACATCACGAAATCGGCTCAACTGAAATGAAAGTCTGGCACAGGAGTCTGACAAATGACTTTACAGAAGAAGAATACATGAACGGCATAAAAGCAGCACAAGATCACACGCAGTTCATGGATTTAGCTAGCTTCAGACAATTATGTCGACTAACCGTCTCGCATAAATCGCACAAGGTATTTGGAATTAAAAAGCAGGAGAATATTTTAAGCAAAGAGGAAATGCAGAGACGAATATCCGAAATGCGAAAAAATCTTGATATATAAAAAATATATTTACTAAATTAAAAAAATATAATATAATTTATTGGTTATTTTAAAAAAGGGTAAAACTATGAAAACAAGTAATGAAATAAATGAATTAGCTGCGGCTCTTTCAAAAGCACAAGCGCAATTCACTCCGGTTCAAAAAAAGGCAAAGGGTGTTCATAATTCAACTTATGCAGAATTTATAGAATTTATAGAAATGGCAAAGCCTCATTTGGGTGAGCATGGGTTATCTATTGTGCAATTCCCATTTAATGATGCTGGTCATGTCGGAATTATAAATCGACTAATGCATAGCAGCGGTCAGTGGATGGAAAGTGATTTTGGCGTACCGCCATCCAAACATGACACACACGCATACGGCAGTGCGATTACTTACACAAAAAGATACTGCTATGGCTCTATTCTAGGCATTCCAACGACAGATGATGATGGCAATCAGGCTATGGGACTAGCAGCACCCTCTCAGAAGCCCTCAGGAGCTATCTCAGGCAAACAACTAAAAACCTTGGTAGATATATTAGATGGTGACTCAGAGCTTGAGAAACGCATCTGTGAAGCCACAGGGGTGTCTTCTTTATCTGATATACCAAAATTCAAATATCAAACTATTCTTACAAGGCTACAAAATATGCAGGAGTCGAAAAAATGATTATTGACTGCACAAATAAATTCTTAGGTATTGACGTAGATAGCTTGAGCGACAAGCTGATGGATATTATTGATTGTGAGCAAGGCTCAGAAGAATGGTTTGCTGCAAGAATGGGTATCCCAAGTGCGAGTAACTTCAATCGAATCTGTACGTCTACTGGCAAGTGGTCTACTCAGGCAGATTCGTATATTAATGAGCTTGCTTCTGAATTAATTACAGGCCAAAAATCATCGGGTGGATTTACTTCTGATGCTATGCAAAGAGGCATTGATTTAGAGCCTGAGGCGAGAAGCAATTTTGAATTTATGTATGATTTTGAAGTTTACGAAGTTGGGTTTTGTATTAATAAGAGCGTAGGAGCAGGTTGTAGTCCCGATGGCTTAATTGGTGATGACACAGGGCTAGAAATAAAATGCCCTATGGCGCATAACCATCTGGCTTATCTCAGGGGTGGTGTATTGCCGACAAAATATATTCAGCAAGTCCAAGGCAGTTTATTAGTGACTGAGAGAGAAGTTTGGCATTTCTATAGCTACCACCCCGATTTTAGTGAGCAGCTAATGGTTACTGTAGAAAGAGATGAAAAATTCATTGGTCTATTAAAAGGTCATTTAGAAAGAGCAACAGAACTAATCGGCGAATGTGTCGAAAAATATAAAAAAGGAGAAATATAATGTCACTCAATAAAGTAATGTTAATAGGTAATGTGGGTGTTGAGCCAGACTATAGAGCCACAGCTACAGGAACGCCAGTGGTTAGTTTGTCGATAGCTACTAACGAAAAATGGACAGATAAGCAGGGTGTCAAACAAGAAAAGACAGAATGGCATCGTGTAACCATGTTCAACAAACTTGCGGAGCTAGCAGGTGAATATGTTAAGAAAGGCTCAAAAATTTATATAGAGGGTAAAATTACGACTAGCTCTTACGAAAAAAATGGTGAGAAACGTTACAGCACCGAGATAATTGCTAACTCTATGCAGTTTTTAGACTCTAAACCGCAGCAGTCAGGAACTCAGGCACAACATCACAAAGTAGCACAGCCAGACAATCCGTTCGGTAATGATTTTGATGACAAAGATATACCTTTTTAATAAAAAAGCCCGACTAGGAAAGGGGTAGAAACCTAGTCGGGCAAGTTTTGCTACAGAGAGAAACAATCTCAAACAAAATTTAACACAAGGAATTCAAGATGAAAACAGCAAATATCGGTAGAAGTATGAAAGAAGCACAGCATATCACTAGAATATCAACAGCCACCGTAGCTCAACGGCTTGGTGAAACACGTCAATCTGTCTACTACACCCGCAGGAATGCCTCAGCTTCAATCCATAAGGTTCAGAAATTAGCTGAAATATTTGGCATGTCGATAGATGAATTTGTCAATTTAGGTGATGTTGATGCGTGAATCTATGCCTGAAGAAAAAGAATGTAAACGCAAAATAATCGAACAACAGATTAGGTCGTATTTGCGAAAAGGCGGTAAAATTGAAAAACTCAACCCTCAAGAATTCTCTACCAACAAGCCTAAGCAATTAGATTGGAGTGGAAGAGAATTAACAAAGGATTCTGCGAGAAGAAAAAAACATGAACTCAGCAAAAAGGTTTGATATAGATTCTAAAGAAAGACTAGAAGAATTTGTACAGCTAATAATTGAAGAATGGAAAATCAATCAATCTGTAACCGTTGAGTGGAGTATAGGCAAGAAACGCACTAATGCTCAAAACAATGCTATGCAGGTTTATTGCAGACAGTTAGCTGAAGCATTTTGTGAAAGAGGGCTCGACATGAAAAAGGTTCTCAAAGCAGAATATGACATACCTTGGACCGGAGATTTAGTTCGGGAACACATCTGGAAGCCATTACAGGACGCAATGATTCAAAAGCAATCAACTACGGATGCTAACACTAATGAATATTCCAAAGTCTATGATGTTCTAAACAGACACTTTGCTAATAAATATGGCTTTAGTGTACCTTTTCCATCTAGGGAGAATTATGAAAATAAATATTGAATTTAATGAAGAAGATGCAGACGAAATGGTAGCGTTAGTTCGTGAATTGACTGACCGCTTTCAAGCAATGAGAGAAGAAATCAAAGAACTGAAAAGGCTTTGCGATGAACAGAAAACTATGCCTTGAAACTATACAGTTATTGGCTAGGCTGTCTGCTGCTGATGACAATGGTTACGTTCAATGCGTATCTTGCGGAGTAGTTAAACATTACAAAGACGGAATGCAAGGTGGTCACTATATCCCTAAAGGTAGCAGTTCTTTTTGGGCTTTAGAGATTAGCAATGTCCACCCGCAATGCATCGGCTGCAATATCTTCGGCATGAAAAGCGGCGCAGCTGCACAAGAATATACAATATGGATGCAAGATATGTACGGAAAAAATTTCGTTGAAGAAATGCTTCAGAACAGAAGGAACCCAATTAAGTATTACAAAAAAGACTATGAAGAAATGTATAAACAATGGTCTGAATTAATTAAATATCATCAAAACAGGATAGGAGAATGTTAATGCGCCCAACTCATGCCGTGGTAGATGGTGAAACTATAGAACTATTAACTCGTGTCGAGCTAGATGAATTTGGCTATAGGTTGAAAGAATTTAAGGGTAATGACTATAGAGGCATCCTCACTCTAATGGTTTTTTTTAACCTATTTGATGACTTTTTAGAATCGGACGAACAGATTTGGGAAAAGTATAAAGTTTTTATGAATTCAGAAAACGAAATCCAAGATAATGAAACCAAACACTAGGATAAATAAATGGAAGACTTAACAAAGCCAATGAGCCAAGCAGAACTTCAGGCTTGGATATTAACAGGTGCGAATGATTTACCTAAAGATTCAGCAGAGTTACGCGCAGTTGGTACTTTAATCAAAATGATAAACGAGTCGGCAGAGTTTTTTGCTGCTCACACAGAATGTGCTGAAAAATATTCAAATTATTTTAAATCTAAAAACGAGTTTTACAATGAATAACAAAAAGATTCAAGTTGGCGGCAATCATTACAAAAATATGAAGATACAGCCAATAGACTATATTGTAGAAAATGAAATACCGTATCGAGAAGCAAATGTTATCAAATATGTTTCTCGGTATAAATCTAAGAATGGGCTAGAAGACTTGCAGAAAGCTAGGCACTATTTAGACTTGCTAATAGAATCTATGGTTGATTAGAAATAGTATTCGCCACTTTCTATCATGTCGCATAATTCAATAGCTCTGCTACCAGTTTGTTCAGCCCACTTCGAATTCATAAATTCTATAGCAGCTTTGGTATAATCTTCATCTTCCATTGCAGCTAGGGCTTTCTTGAATGACAGCAGCCTACTTCCAACGCCTAAATTAAAACCAATATCTATCATCGCGTCTCTACGAGCACCGTCTAAGTCAGAAAACCAATCAAATGTGCATTCTAGCTCAGTAATTACCCTCTCTACGTCATTCATGAGTAAAAAATCTATTTCTTTACTCAATAAGCCCATGCTTTCTAGGTTACGACCAACTCCAATAGTTTTAATGCCAAGCGAATCTTCGTAGACATATTTTTTTACACCTTCATGACGCTTGATCATTTCTATCAGTTTAGACATTACGCTTTCTTTTTGAATAGCCCTGTAGCGTTAAACAGAGTTACGGCTGCTCTAACAATATCGTGAGCTACTGGTTGCAGCTTTTCAAAATCTTCATCTATATCATCTGCTTTCTCAATAGCACCGCGAAGCAGTAAGTCAAAAGCTGCTAGCTTTTCTTTACCTGCGCCATCATCAGGAATAGTTTCTTCAATTAGTTTTACAATATCAACAACCATAACCCAAAGTCTTTTTACCCATCCAAGATAAGCTAAAATTCCCATTTTCTATTCCTCGTAGTCTTCATCTACTAATAAATTGTAAGTCAGGGCAGATTTATAAGTTTCTAACAAACCAATAAGAATTATTGCGCTGACGCCAGTTTCTAATTTTTCTTCTCCCCAAGAAGTCAATTCATCCATCGCATTTTCAGATAGTCTTTCAGTTCTTGTATCTGGAAAAGGTATAGTATCCATCAACCCATGTACCTAAATGCTGCACCAATTCCCGCAGCTATTATTACCCAAACGAAACGCTCAGTTGCACGAGTTTTTATTACGTTATCAGAAAGCCTGTCTACCTTATCGTCTAAAGTATTAACCTTGTCCTCAATAGAAGATTGGCGGTTGAATACAGTAACAAGCCTTTCTTCGACTCTAGCCAATGAAACAATAGCTTCTTGTAAGCTATCTATTTTAGCTTCTACTCTGGTTAGTCGGTCTTCCATTATATTACCACATCTGGTTCGCTGTACTGTTTAGGAATTTCGTAGGTGCAAGTTATTAACTTACCGCCATCTTTTTTAAAAACAATCATTGACATGGTGTGATCTGAGCCATATCCCTGACCTGAGTGCCACGCATCTGGCGGGGCTAGTGTACCAAATTTTTGAACAGTAACGCCTTCAAATTCTTGAATACTAGCGTGATGAAAATGACCAACGAACCACATTCTGTGAGTCGTAGCACCCCAAGCATTCGGCATATCTCGTGGCATTATCTGAGCTAGTTTAGCCGCTTTAACTTTATCGCCATGATGAACACCGAACAGCCACTTGCCCCATTGTAGATAATGAAAAAAACCTTTTGATTTTAAGATATTAATTCTAGGTTCATTTGAATAGTAAAACTCAAGAATAAGTTGAACAGCAAGTGCTGCGTCTGTGTCGTGATTACCTCTAGCCACTACGACTTGCACTGTATCGCACTTATCGAGCATTCGATCTATTGCGTGAACCATGACATTTGCTGCTGTACGCATTATTTTTTCAAATCGCGTATCCACATCAACTAACGTGCCTTTTGTAGTAAATGGGCTAGAGCCGTCAGAATGAGTAAAATCACCAACCTGCACTAGCATTCCTACTTTAGCTTCTGGCATTTTATCCGTCAGATCATCTACAGCAGCTAATATTTCTTTTGCTGCAATCTTGGAATCAAAATCTCTATCTCTAGTTTCGGAGCCATCAGCCCTCATTCCTATGTGAGCATCTCCGATAGTAATTGTTGGCATAATATCTGATGCTCGAATTTTCTTTTGTTTTCGAGTCTTATTAGCTTTTTTTAAATTTGAGTTCAGCTCATCAATAAAAGCCTTAAATGCTTTTTCTTTTTCTGCTTGCTCTATTGTTCGTTTAGTTTTTAACCACGCCTTATTGCCTTCATCATCCTCTGTGTAGATAGAACGACCAATAACGTGTTCACCTACAGGAACGTGTCTTCGTGCATCCCAGTGGTCAGAGTATCCCGCAGCAGCGGCTCTGGATTTAATCGTGTTAATGATATCTCTGACAGTGGAAGAAGTAATACCCAGAGCACCACTGGCTTTAACAGAATTCCTATTATAGTCTTCCCAACATTTTAAGACTTCCCGCTGCCTATCTGTAGTGGTGTAATCCTCTAAACTTTTCAAGTTATTTATCTCTTGCCACTTTGCGAGACTTTTCATAAGTTCGCATACCGCCAAGACCAAGCATCCCGAAAAGTACAGGCATCATAGTTTCCATGTCGATCAAATCAAGTTCAAGTTCTAGGCCACCGAATTCCAATCCCAAATTGATAAAAGGAATTAAAATAAAATTCAACAACATTGCAAGAGCACATACCCACCCAACGGCAGGTCGCCATCCCGCAACAAACATGGATGGATGCTGTGCTTCAGTTTTATTAATTTCCATCTGCAACATCACCTGCTCTTGCGCTTGCTTGTCAGCCATAGTTGCAATTTCGTGCGCTAGTGCAGCTTTTTGATCTTTATCTTCTATAAACTTATCTAAAATTCCTGTTACAGGAGTAATTAAACTTTGCGCCAGTTGTAACATCATAAGAAAAACTCCATCATTCTATGACTGCGTTTGTAATCGCCATAGCTACAATAAAAACTGTTGCTATCGTGCCTAATATTGCCGCCACGTCGATCATTGCGGCTCTAGTCTCTGCTTTAGCCTTAGCGTCAGCGATTCGCATATTCCGTATTTTAGTTCTTTCCTTGAGCATATCGTGCCAGAGATTTGCATTGCCGCTCCAGTAGAACAAATTCTTTAATTCTTTTTCGAGTTGTTGAGCCTTTCTTTTTTGTAGCGTTATCTCAAGAGCCTGACTCTCAACAGATTTACCGCCAAACAATCGCTCTATCTTGCTCGGGTTAGTAGCTTTTTGTTCAAGCACACTAACCGTTTCCCGCGCATCCCAGAACTTACTTAACGCTCTGGTCATATCTCCAAGCTCTTTGCCCTCGTTTACCGCTGTTTTCATAAAACGGTAAGCAGAAGAACACATCTGAACTGCTGCAATTATTTCTGCAGCCATCAGTAAACCTTTATCCCTTCTTGAGTCGGGTCTACAAGAATTGGCTTGCAGTATGTAGTGATACCGATAGACGTGCTTGGCGAGCTTCTCTGTCGCAGTTTTGCAGCAAAGCTATTACAGGTATCAATGCTCCGAAAGCACATAGATTCTGAGCAGTTATCGTTAGCTACTTCCAAACCACCTATGGTCATGATTAAAACGAAAACATGAATCACTATTCTGGCGTAGATTCTTCAATTGTAATTTCTTTTTCGCTTGCGTCTCGCTTAATTATTGCGGCAATCTCTTCGTCAGTCATTGACGCAACATAATCTGGGTTTAAAACCCACTTCTCTTCTGTTGAATCGTCATAGCAATATTTAATTCCTATCCAATCTTCTGGCGGGTCTATAATATTTTCAATCACTTTTACATTAGAAGAATCACAATCCCATACGATGTCATTGTATGGATGACCAATAATTGTTTTATCTTCTTCGATAATAATATATGAGCTTTCTTCTACCAGAAATTTAGAAACATTATTTTCTATCGTGACAATAGTTTTCATTTTATCCACCCACCAAAATATCAGTATCTGTTAATGCTCGCCCCGCTTTAACGGTTCCCACTTCTGTAGTAAGTGCGCCAAGTGCTCCTATATAATAAGAAGAACCAGCCGTTAATCCAATTTGACTGTTGTTGATTGCTGACAAAGTGTCAATTTTCACCAAATCTCCACTTAAATATGCGGCACTAGAAAAGCCTAAAAAACTTTCATAATTAGTTGACGCTATTTCCGCACTTCTTGGATAACCAGTTGTCCCGCTAACATTCAAAACGCTAAAGAATAAAGAAGTTTTATCGAACCACGGATTCATAGTTCCAGCAATAGCGTATCCATTACTTTGTCCGTCAAAAGTAAAAGTTGATCCATCGTAATCTAAACTAAACAAACTTCCATTGGTAAAAATATAAATTTTAGACAAAGAATCAAAAGGACAAAATACTTCTGGATAAGCATTATTAGTAGTGAAATTTCCCGAGCCAGTTAAAGTAGAAAGGTTTTCATCATCTGTGTAAGTTACAGTTGTACCGTTATAGCTATAAACTCTAAGCCATGTTCTTGTAGTGCTAAAAACTTGTTTGACGAAAAATTTATCATGATAAGTAGACCATGCTGTGCATAGCCTATCGTCACTCCATGGGTCACTCGCTACAGTAAAAGTCGAAAGATTAGTCCATGTACCACTACCTCCAGAATATTCTAGTCTTGCAAAAACAATTTGATTTGAATTATTTTGACTTGTGAACACCCATTCGTCATGCTCTTCAATATAATTTAAGTCCATACCTCTCGAGCAGTTTGCAGTGCCAGACGCTGCATTATCAAAATCTGTATTTGTTCTAGTTATGCCGCTAGTGTTAGTAAATGCGCTCCAGTACATAGTTCCGTAATTAGCTGCATGACCGACAACAACAATCCTGCCAGTATTAGGGTCTATGCCCATGCAATGACTTTGTCCTCCGCGACTAGAAGAAACAGTTGTTTGCGTTCCATTAAAAATGTTTGTTCCATCAGTTTTGCATCCACCAACTCTCATATTCCATGAAGTATCAGTAAATACAATATAAAAACTATCTGCTATTGGATTATAGACTCCATCTATTGAATTTGATCCTGTATAGGTAGCACCAGAATATATTGTTGTTCTATTGCCCACTACCCATTGATTACTTGCGTTTTTAGAGAAAGCAAACGCAACAATATAGTTTGAGCTATTTCTAGCAAATAAAACTCCCTTATTCCCTGCTGTAATAAATTTGCTCGGAGTGTTTCCAGTGTCTCCTATAGAACCATCTGTACCGCTACCAATTGCAAGACTTGAAATTTCTAGAGGCGTTGTAATTAATGGCGAAGCCTGCCCAGAAGAATAAAAAACTGTGTCTCCTGCCGATAAACTACCGCTTGCGGGAAGATAGAGAGAACCGCTGTTTACCGTTGTTGGCTCATTACTATTTGCAGCTAAATTAATGCTTGTAGCAGATGTTGCGTAACCTATTTTCGAATAGTTTGTTGGACTAGTAGATAGTGTTCCATCTAGTTTCAACCAATATTCAGCACCCACTGTTAATCCCGACTGAGCAGCGTTAGTGCCAGCAAGTATATTAATTGTGCCAGTTGCGCCATCTGAAATACTAGCATTAGCCAATCCGATATATGAATCAGCGTTTGTATTTAGCAATGCTTTACGAAATGCTACATGCCGATATTCCGTAAACCCAGTGTCGCCATAAAGTGTATGAATAATGCGATTTTCATCAGAAACAAGATTTAACTGATAACCGCCAGTTAATACGTCGTGATAAAAGCCGCCCAAAGTGACGGAAATAACATTGCTGACAATAGTCGCCTCTGCCAAATATAGCTTGTAACTTCCACCGTTTTCTATTGCAGAAATCCAAAAACTACTTGAATCAAATGCTACTGATACAGAAGCAGTATTAGCGCTATTAAATATTCCCGTTAATGCATTTCCAGCGACAATTGCTCCGCCAGAAATTTGAGCGCAACAAACATTGGCATTGTTGCTCGTACCTCCGACCAAAACGATTGTTTTAGTGTTATCGTCATATGCGCATTGCTGAATTCCACTATTTCCACCAGCACTAGCGATTGTCGCACTTGATTCAAGTGTGTAATTTGTTCCGTCAAAATCTAATAAATAAAAATATGCTGCAATTCCATTTGAATAAGCCGCGATTATTATTTTATTAAGAGATTCAGAATAGGCTACTGTAGCACCCTCAACTGATTGACCAGTATTTGGACGGAATCTTGTGCCGAGAGTTATAGTTGTTCCTGAAACACTTACTGGGACGATACTGGCATTACCGTCACTGCTATTTTCAAATGAAAAGTGAGTAACATTATGCTCCGTATCATAAGCAAAACCGAATCCTCTTGCTTCTTGGAAATTAACTCCACTTAAAGATACTGGCGTTCCGAATCCAATAGTGGTTCCAGTAACTACACCAGCAACAAAAGTCGGCAGGTTTGAACCGTCTTGATAAAACACAATAACCCGATCTGCTACTGCATCGTAAGTGATACCAGAGTCACCGTAAGAATTAGAGTATTTGCTTGTGGTTACAGTTTGATCTGCGCCCCAAGTGATAGTGCTTCCAGTTACTGTGCCAACATTCACATAAACTGCCGTAGTGGTGTTCCATTTCGCATATATTTTATTGTTTACGCTGTCATAAACGCCTTTCACTTCGCGGAAATTTGTAGATGGTTTATCAGTAACAGTCCCGCTATAAAGCTCAAAGACTTGAGTTCCAGATATAACTTCAACCGTACCGTCAGAACGAAGCCCTACAGTATCGCCACTACCAATAGCACCAGTTGCTACAAAGTCAGCCGAACCTGCCGATGCTGGTAAATCAGCCCATGATGGAGTAGTTCCGTCTGTAGTTAAGAACTTGTCAGCGTTGCCTGTCTGAACTGGGAACGTACCAGAGATAGCAGTCCAGTTCGCATCGAGACTTGGGTCGGTCGTTCCGCTAGTAGCAGTTTCGGCGCGGTAAGTCTGGTAATTAACCAGAGAGATAGCCGCATCGCCTTCTGCGTATGCTTGACCGCTTACCCATAGAGCAGCACCCGCAGCATTAGCCGCAGCCGTAGCACTTGATGCCGCAGCAGTTGCACTAGCAGCCGCAGCAGTCGCGTCAGCGTTTACTCCTGCAATGTCTGTGTTCATTGCGCCGATGCTAGTATTCATTTCCCCTTGGAAAGTTACTATGGCAGCAAGAAAAGCGTCAGCACGAGTTACAAAAGTCGCAGGTGGGTCAGTTCTAGCGGGTGCAACTGGTAGTGTCGATAGCGTTGGGATAGTCATTAGGTCAAGCCCTCTATAGATAAGGTACACATAGACACTACTGGTCCTGTGAGTAATACATCAAATTCACGATAGTATCCGTAGATAATTGTACCTTCGGTATTATCTTCTGCAATCCAAACACTTGGAGTGGTTCGCAAATCTGTCAGAATCTTTTTAACTTCTGCAAATCGTCCGGTTTCAATAACAACATCAATATCAGCTTCGTCAGAGTAAGTGCCTGCGGTCACGGTAGTTCTGCCCTGAGCATCAACTGACTTAAGTGAATAGTCAATAATACCAAACGATGCACCGTATTGTGAATCACCGATAGTTGCCGAAGTCCCTAGAACTAATGCGCCAACTTTAGCAGTTTCACCAGTATCATTGAATGTGACATCAATAACTGCGGAAGCATAAGGCGGTAAACCTAAAACGCTTAACTCTTTTTTACGATTAATCGCTGTAAAGAAGTAATCGTACCAGTTTGTTATTCCTGAGAACGATGTCATTGAGAATGTTTGATCGTAAACAACACCCTCAAGAGGGTCTGTCACTGTTACTGTAATCGTAGCGCAATCAACATTGATAGCGGCTAGAGCAGTAGTTACTACCGCAGGAGTTATGCTTACGTCAATAATATTAGCTTGCGTTGTTTGCTCTTGTACAACATCGTTAAACATTTTAAATCTGTTAGTACTAGATACTACTGTCCAGTTCGTGCCATCATCAATAGTTGGGTCGTTATTCGACTGACTATGCACTGAAACATAAATTTTATGAGTAGCAGTCGCAGCACCATTTGCTGTGGTCGTAACCATAGCTTGATTACCGACATGATAGTTAGTAGATGAATCCCATTCAGAAGCATCATTCTCTGGGACATCAGTAGCCGTTAAAGTGGTAGGCGTAACTGTATTGGACTTAATAACCTTCATCTTATGCCCTCACTGGCGGCAAGCCATTCTTGTCCCAACGATCTTCGATACGAGCAGTTTTTGCCACTGCTTTGGCAACGACTAACATTAGCTCGTTCAAATTATTTCGCAATCCTACCATTTCACTAGACATTCTGTCAGTAGCCGCTACTTGCGCTCTAGTTTGCACTCTTTCACCTGCGTGTAATTCAGCAATATATCCATCGTATGGCACAGAATTTAGACCGCTTTGATGTTTTCCGTCAGTATGGGTGCGCGACAGTATTCCTTCAGCAGTACCTTCACCAATGACATCAGCAATAACGGATGGGTCTACTCCGCTTTGGTTGCCTACCAAAGTCACCCATTGCGTAGCATAGCTATCTAATTGATCTTGAAGACTTGCGCTTTTAGTGCTGCCATCTTCACTAGCAGTGCCCAAGAAGGCTCCAATTCCTCTGCCCGTCTCTGAGCTGCCTACAAATGATGCAGCATTTAAATTTGGAGTAATACCTACAGACTTAGCCGCAGCTGTTAATGTTGCATCAAGCGTAGCAAAAGCCTCGACAACACTATCGGCTGTCGCTTGGTCTTCTCTGCGATTAAACCCTTGGAATTGCGCTCCAGATGCAAACTCAGGAACAGTAAAGCCTCTATCTCCTAAATTTATGCTTGGGTCAGTAATCAATCCTGCATTGGCAGACATGGTTCCGCTGTCATCTAACAGTTTTGCAGCTGTCGCGATTGCCGCAACTGTCAAAGTCACAGGATTAGTAGCAAGCGCAACAAGTTTAGCTCCACCTGCGGCAATAGTAGATGTAAGACCAGAACCCGCTAAAGCTGCCGCTGTAGGTGGTCCAACAGTGCCTGCCGCTATTCCAGTTGCGGTTCCTGTTGCCCCTGCTATGAATTGACCCGCAGCACCCGCCGCACCCGCTATCGCAGCCCCTATTCCTGCACCACCCGCCGCACCACTCGCTCCACCACCCACAAGTCCTGCTAAACTTGAAGTGAAACTGCTAACAATTCCGCCAAGACCAGAAGCAATACTAGATATAATTGAACTGAAACCACCACTCAAGCTAGAAAGAAATCCAGACAACCCACCAGAGCCGAATATTGCATTGGTAATATTCTGAGCAGCAATCTCAGCAACCATTGTGACGAATCCATCTTTTACCGTAGTAAAGAATGAGCCGAAATCTAGCTTACCTTGCGTGATAGTGTCCTTAATCAACGTAGCCCAAGCTGTCTGTGTGTTTTCTACAGCAGTGGTAAATGTTGTTTGCGCTAGAGTTAAACCGCCCTTGCCATCTTTTCCCGCTAGTTCTTCAGCAGCGGTTCTAGTATTTGTCGCAAGATTGGTCATCTCTGTATTAGTAGTGCCTGTTGCAGTATTTAGAGCATTAGTTCCAGTGTTTACCGCAGCTAGGCTACTATCTAAATCAATTGCTGAATCGTCCAATGTCGTAGTAGCTGTATTCATTTCGCCAAACGTAGTTTTAACAATATCAACACTAGCTTCTAAATTGTTAAAATATCCTGTAGTTATATTTGTCTGGTCTGCAAGATTTACGCTCGCTGCCTGTTGGTCTGCATATTTTTGAGTTACAGCAGCGAGAGAATTAGCTTTTCTTTTGTTTATTTCTGCTAATTGTTTTTCAGTATTCAATTCTGTCTGATAAAAACTCTTAGCTTTAACGGCCATGGTTTCATAAAAAGCTACAATTTGAATTTTTGTTGTTTCAATGAAACGAGGAATAAATATGGTAAAACCTTTACGAAAAGTATCAACTATATTTCTAACAGCAGTTTCCGCGCCAGTAGCGATAAACTTAAAAGTGCCATAAAAAAGGTTTAAAAAAACTTTAAGCATAGAAGTTGCGACTTTGATTAAAGGCGAAAATAATTTAGCTATGAATTCAAATAAATTGCTTACAATTTTAGAAACTCGTGTAGCCCAAGGAGCCCATAATTGGATTAGCGCATTTAATGTTGTCTTCGTTGCAGTAAATAGATTCTTGAAGTATTGAATATAATCATCATAGTTTGCATTCAGTACATCTACGAATGGAGTGCTTGCAGTAACAATAAAGTTTCCTAGTTCTACTCCAGTAACCGCAAACTTGCCTTTTAAAACGTCTAACTTTTGTGACATCGTATTAGATACTTTGTTAAAAGCTGTATCTGTCTGCCCTGCGGAGTTAGTCATATCGACCATAATTCCGCTAAATGTTTCAGCTGCACCACCTGTTAAAGCAAATACTGTGTTTAGTGCTTCTGTGCTACCGAATAAATCAAGCAGCTTTGCTTCGCTTCCACCAGTAGCAGTAACCAATTCATCTAAGAATCCTGCTAAACCTTTAGACTGTAAACCTGCAAGGCTAAAATCAATTCCTAATTCTTCTGCTGCATCAGATGCAGCCTTACTTGGCTTCAATATATTAGAAAGCGTTGCTTTAAGCCCTGTAACAGCTTCCGCAGTAGCAATGCCTTGCGTAGTGAGTGCAGAGATAGAGCCAAGGGTTTCTTCAAACGATAGCCCTGCCGTAGCAGCCGTAGCAGCAACTTTACCGATACTGCCAGATAACTCACCGACTGTAGTTTTACCTGCTCGCATAGCAACAAATAGCGCATCAGACACTCTAGATGCTTCGCTAGTCTCTATGCCATAAGCATTCGTAATACTTGTTAAGCCGTCTACCGCAGTAGTTACATCAGTAACACCGCCGATAGCCAGTTTATTAGCAGCGGTCAAAAGGGCAGTAGCTTGCTCTGCGTTACCTGCACCTGCTGAGATAGCTTGATAGAACGCTTGAGCCTGTTGAGTAGGAGAGCCGCCAAATTGTGCCGCAAGATTCTTAGCTTCTTGCGTAAGTCTTGGCATTTCAGTATTGCCACTAAGTAGAGTATTAACTTCTGACATAGCAGAACTAAATTGATTAGCCTGTGAAGCCAAGCCAGATAAAGCTCTTGCACTAAAAGCTGCTGCAATGAGGGGAACAAACGCTTTAAAAGCCTTAGTCGCAAGACCCGCAGACGTTCCAAGTTTATTCATTTCTTGGGTTGTCTTATTAACGCCTTTTGATTCAGCTTTTAAGGTTACAGTATATAAATCAGTAGCCATGTTTAATCCCTAAAATTTCCTAAACGTAACGCTGATTTAATATCATCGTCATTTACTTTTGGTGCTTCAACACTCTTATACGGTGATACCATTGTGCTGTCGTGGTATTTATTAGCGCAAGATGTATAAATTGCTGAAAGCCTTTTTATGGTGTTACTTTCCCACACACTTAAAGTTATTCCTGTCAAACCGCACCAACTACTTATTTCTTGCCAAGTTAATTCGCTTGGACCAATCGTTGCAAGCAAATCTATTAGGTAAGAAAAAGGCGCAATGTCTGGCATAATTGGGTCAGGTATCGACTCAATTCTTGCCTTCGTTGCGCCTTTTTGATTAGTAGTGAGCCAAGCCCAATACCGCACATAATCTTCAAGTAGCTGGTCTAAGCTAAAAAATAATTAGCCCTATCAGCGGCAGCTTCTAACACTTGTTCCGCAATCCATGATCGCTTCTCGTATAACATTAGGGCATTCTCTTTACTGCACTTGAGAACTTCCTCGTTGTAAACGATGTTCGACCAAGAGACAGTGCATTCAGCTAGAATCTCACGAAGTGAGCGTTCTACTTCAGCCTCAGGCACTTTTCCATTGCGGTACTTATTTGCGTTTTTAGCTTGTATTCGTTTAGCTGTTTGATTCCATTTAGCGGAGTCTTTACCAAGAACCTTGATAACAAGAGTCTTGCCTTTATCATCCTCTAACAACTCACCAGTAACAGGGTGAGCCAACTCAACGGAAATGCCACTATTCGCAGCTTCTTTCAAATCAAATTGCGCTAAATCCATTCTGAGTTACCTTATGCAGTAACTGTCGAACGAGTGCGCTCCAAACTAATAGTCCTTTGAACTATTGAGTCTGCGCCCCCAGCGACAGTGTCAAAAGAAACAACCTTACCAGTGAAATAGTCAATTGTTCCGTCTTGGTATGTAACCTCGAAAGAGTAATCGGTATCCGCTGTTAGAGCTGCAAGGATAATAACTTGACCGGCATCATCATCGTCACGGTTAACAGTAATTGAATCTGCGCCGTTGTTGAAAGTGCCTTTGTATTTATCAGTGCTTCTTTGTGCTATAGGGTTGCTCGTAACAACATTGTAAACCTGTCCTGCAGGAGTCCAATCAGTTACTTGACCTACAGTGGTAAAAGTAAGAGCACCATAACCAGTGTCATCAAAAGTTGCGGGTAAAGAAGCCGAAACACCAATCGTGGTTTCGACAAGGGTCTGTACTGTATCAGGCATAAATCACCTCGTAATAAATGAAATATATCGTATCGAAACGACAATTGTATACCAAGCATCTTCAACACTGCCTGCTTGGCGGCTTACTGAGCGTATTGTCGCAGATTGTCCAGAATATGCAACGCTACTCCCAATTGGGTAATGCGCCATTATCTCCTCTGCTTTCGCTTTTGGAGTGATAGCCCCGCCATCAATAGGATAACGCAATATAACTCTAAAGATTCCGCTTGTTTCATTCATGTCAGAAAGAGACAAAGAATCTATAGCGTTTGGTAAATGTATAAGCTCCGCATACGCTGTACCAGATACAGGTGTGTAGGGCATATTTTCGTAATTCACTGGAAGACCAAAAGAGCCATCTACAAAAGACTGCACGAATGCTTGGTCAATTTTTATGCTCATTTGTTCTTCCTAATAATCGTTTCTAGTCTGGCGATGTTCTTGGCAACCATTCCGTCACGCTGTTCCCAGATACCAACGTAAGGAACATTGTTAGTTAGGTAGGTAGTTTCACCTGCCCCGCCAACTTTCCTTCCCATAGCGTTAATGGTTTTAGCACCCGACTTATCCGTAGTATCTAATACTGCGCCAGTGGACATGCCAACCGTAGTTTGCCAGTTGCCCTTCATTCGGCCAGTATCAGCTCTTGTGTTTTCAATCACACCAGTAAATAAGTCAATCTTTACAGCTCGGACGAACTCATCAAGTGTAGATTCTGCTCGCTTAACTATGTCATCAGGGTTAGTAATCTTCATTATCTTCTGGCCTGTACAAAGTAGACCAACGGAATACCCGCAGGATTTGATTCTCTGATCGATACAATAGACCAGTTTTCACCGCCAATGGTGATCGTATCAGTAGAAACAGGCTCTATAGTGTTATCTAAAATAATCATTCTGTCACTGCTCAATATTCTAGCACCATCTATAAGCTCGTCAGCGTACTTCTGAACGATTGTATTTGGGGTATATGTAACCGTAGTTCCTGCTGTCGGAACGCCTGTTACAGGGTCAATAGTGCCTCCTGTGGTGCGTTTAATTTCACCTACAGCACCAAACTTAGTAATCAGCTTAGAGGCAGTGGCTGCTATGCTGTTGTAGAAAGCTGTACTCATTAGCCCATCACCAACGGAATACCAAGACCGCCACGAACCATAGATGTGGATTCAAGTCCCAATTGCTTGCGGAGCTCAATTGCTCGTTTTTCACACTGGGACTTAAATCCGCGTTTCACTACTAACGGTGTCCTTCTGGTTCAATGTTACTAAATTGATCTCGCGCCAGCTCTATAAGATTCGCTAGCGACTGAGACGTTTGCGGAGAGATTGCTGTTTTCGCTTTAAAGGCGATTTGCAACTCGCCTATACCCGTGAATTTTGCCGGCTTTTCTCCAAGCCATTCACATATGGTGTCCAGAGTCTTCCTGTCTGGGATATGTCCGCGCTCAATTCTAGAAAGCGTTGTAGGGCTAATTCCGATTTCATTTGCTGCTGCCCTGATGCCCATGCTGCCTCGTCTTCTGAGTACGAGTTTCGCTAGATCATCATATTGCATAGAGTCTCCTGTGGTGCGCTTAATATCACCTGCAGCACCAAACTTTGTAATCAGCTTAGAAGCCGTTGCCGCCATGCTGTCATAAAACGCTTCGCTCATTAGCCCATCACCAACGGAATACCAAGACCGCCACGAACCATAAGAGCAGCTAGCAATGATTGACTGCGAGAATGCCTAGCGATGCGTTGACTGTCAGCTATAGCGTATTCAACCTTAACTGCGCCTTTCACTTCTTCGCTCTTAACGCCTACTGCGCTAGATTGAGAAAGGTTATATAAATCTTCACCCGCTTGTATGTCTAAAGCTAGTGACATCTGGCAATTCTTCACAAGTGTAGGTATTTCGTTATTCTGCCAACTGAAGTTATCTAAATCAGTAAGATTATTGCGTGGGTAAGATAGAGGCTGATACCTTTCTACCATATCACCCATTAACTGCGATTCTTTGCTAGCGATATATTGTGCTGCTTTTATTAGTTGTATTTTAAAAGCATTGGTATCTTCAACAGTAACGCCAAAGCCCTCAGCATAGGCCGTGTATTCAGCTATAGTGACATATGTATTAGCACCTGTAACTATGCTGCCATTCTCAACAATCAAGGTAGCCATTTGATATTCCTACTTGCCTTTCGGCTTCTTTTTCTTGCCTTTGTTATACATAATAATTACCACTTAACCTTGTTTGCCCAGTATGCGCCACTCATTTTGCCTTTCTTTATATTTTCTGCGTGTCTTGCTTTAAAAGAAGCTCTACGAGCAGCGTCAGCTTTGCTTTCATTTGCGCGTTTTGGTGAACCGGAAACTCCCTGTTGTCCGAAGCGAATCGTTTTCACTTTATCACCTTCTTTTGCGACAACGACATGGGATTTGGTCGGATGGTTAGGAGTGCGCTTTGGTTGGTTGTACTTATCCAGACCTAAACGAGTGAGTCTTGAATCTTTTGCCATGATAACCCCAGAAAGGGAAAAGGGGCGACCGAAGCCACCCCATTCCGTTTAGCCGAGAAGTACAGCAGCGAAGTCAGGCTTCCATACTTTGTAGCCGTACAAGCAAGACACATCAAACATTGCCTTGTTGTAGCCTTTGTAGGCAGCTATTTCAAACACCAGACCGCTAACTGGGTCTTGTACTGTCAGACGGTCAACAGCAGCGTCACCGCCGGCAGGTTGAGCCATTGGACGCATACCAACCTCAACAGCAGCCTTGTGGAAAGCTACGTTACCAGTGAAGCTATCACCAACAGTCAGAGCAACGCCATCAGCGAGAGTTTCGCGTAGACCAGTAGCACCGATAGTTACAACACCACCTGAAAGAGCGCCAGTTACGACATACTTGTTAGTATCGCCCGCAAAAGTTATTACATCACCTGCAAGAATAGTACCAGTACCGCCGTCAACTGTAATTGCAGTATCGCCAACAGCGTAAGTGCCGTCAGTGATGTAGCTTGCGCCAGTGCCTTTGGTGTGGCTTGCAATACCCGCAGACTCTTTAATCATCAAGCCTTGGAGGTCGAGCAAAGTGCCTTGACGGAGCAGGTCGCTAGAACCCGCAGTATTGACTGATTGCAGTGAAGCTAGCTGTCGCAAGTTAGTACCTGCAACGCTGTTCATTACAATAGAAGCCATACCGTCATTTGAAGGCATACCGTTATCTACGAGAATCTGGCGAATCTCAGCAACTTCGGCAAAGTTACTACCGAAAGGAGTTGTGCCGGCAGTACCAAATGCGCGTGAAGCATTGTTAGCAACATCAGTCGCAACTTCGGATTCGATTTGGTTAGAGATGGCGCGCATAGCTTGCTGAATCTGATCACCGTAAATAGTTTCAAATCCTGCGCCATTGTTGACGTGCTTCATGTCTTCGCCTGTCCACGGAATCTGAACCGATGCTGTAGTGCTAAGAGTCATCGTCTTATTATCTACAGTTTGGTCAGTACCTTCGGGAATAGTCATTGACGGTGAAACAGTTGTAACAGTCGCATTACGTGTAGCAAAGGAACGAATAGTATCGCCTTGTGCTGCGCGTTCTGTAGCATCTGAGTTAATTGTCGCGGAAGGGATAACACCAACAAGCTCACGACCAACGATGTCTGCCGCTTTGTAGATGTCTGCCGCTAAGTCAGTAAGAACATTAGCCATGAGAGTTTACCTTTAATCATCTTTAAGTTTACCGCCATTTTTGGCGAAGTTTGCGCGTTGCGCTTGGTTCATTCGGTCAAATTCTGACCGACTTATTTCATTGACTCTAGCCCCGCTAGATTCATTGCCACCTGTACGCCCTGCGCCATTGGCCTTAGTTCCCACAATTAACGGAGCAAAAGCCGCGCTATTCTGGAATTCTGCTTTAAGCTCCTCAACTGACATAGCCGAAGGCTTACCATCTTTGTCGAGAACAACAGTAACAGGACTGCCTTCTCTAAATTCTGTTTTCAATCGCTTTTCTAGGTGTGGAAGTAAAACATCTGCCGAACCTTGAACTGCTATCTCTGCTGCTATCTTCGTTGCCGTTTGCCCACTCGTTAATTTCACAAGAGTGCCTGACATTGCATCTAGCTCTTTCTTTAGCTCGACTTCCCTAGCATTAAACTTTTCTTGCCAAGATTTATCTAAAGCCTCAGTGTCATTGCCTTTCTTTGCCGCTTCAAGTCTTGCTGCTTCTGCCTGTTCCGTGGCTTCTCGTGCTTTCTGCGATGCTGCTTTCTTTTCTCGCAACAATTCATCGACTTTATTCTTGAGACCAGTCAAATCTTCTTGATCTGGTGCAGGAATCCCTGTGACTTTAAGCTGATACCCTGTATCTGTTTGCTCGTAGAGTCCGTGTAAGGTTTCGTCAATGTCTTCTAAACTTTTTAACTGATATTCAATCATTTTATCACCCTGTGATTAAAGTAAGCCCAACTTACGATTCGGTCATTGTAACTTGCAAAAATTTTATGTCAATGCTAGTCCAATCCTGCTTTTTCAAATGCTACTGGTTCTAAAGCCTTCATTTCTTTTAAAGTCATTGGTTCAAAATTCTTATTTAGCTGTAACTTAGTAAACTTTTCAGAAGTTAAACCGCCTCTGCGGAGTAACGCACCCCTGCTTTTGCCTATAGCCGAGTCTTGAAACGCAGCAGGTTGTTTTTTTAGCCAACCGTAGTAAGTTTGGTCAGCAGGAATAGAAGTTACTTTTCCGTCTGCTCCTCGCGCACTTCTGGTGGCTCCTTCACGCAAGAAAGCAAACCTATCATCTAGCACTGCCACTATAGTGCTGCGACAATTGGGGTGGATAGGTGGTCGTGGTCCTTTGTCTGTAGGAAATTGCTGACCATCGTAGAAACGGCACTGCGGAGAGGTTCGGCTATCTAGTACGCTAACCCATCTAACGGCTTTTACTATATCAGAATTATTCTGCCAGACTTGTTCCCTTGATTGAACGGCTGCGTGTTGTAGTGCAGTTCTGGTAATAGTCTTGGCTGCGTTGTTCATTTGAAACAATACACCATCTGTAAACTTGTTAGCCCTAGTACCACGCACAGCTTGCAAGATTTGACTAGTGGTCTGTCCTTCGTAATATCCCGCAGATATTGCACCACTAACTCTTTCTAGAGTCCTTTCAGTCAATCCTTTAACAAAAGGCTTTAGCAACTTACCATTGTCTGCGCCCACTATAGTTAATGGATTGTTAAATACGGCAAACTCTAATGCAGCAGCAGTAGGCACAACAAAGTCAGCAGCGGCAACTTGACCTAACGCCTTAATCTCAAAACTGGATTCGTAATCAGCTAAGTCAATAGACTGCAAGGCCACTGTGTTAGTGAACTCCTGCGCCAATATCGCCATGTCTGACCTCACAGAAAGCAACAACTGGTTAAGCCTATCTCGTGAGAACTCTGTTAAGTCCCTATTAGCTAAACGCGCAGTAACAGATTGGTCAATCTTCTTTAGAAAATCGCCAACCTTGTTAGCTTCGCCTGTCTTTAGCCTTTCGAGATAGACTTGGTGACGAGTCGCTATGTTTATTAGCTCCTCTGGTGCTGTAGCCATTAGTCTTCCTCTAGGTCAACCATGCCGCCTTGCATACCGATTTCTTCTTGATAATCATCAAGCTCTTTTTCGGCATGAATCAGACCGTGTTTCTTCTGCCAAGCAAATAGATCACTAATCGGCAGAACACCTTGCAAGAATGAAGCAACCACAGCGTTCAGCATTTGCGCGTCTGCTTTAGGGTCAATAAAGTCTTGGCTGATAATATATTTACACTCAGCATCGCCACCGACTCCCATAAATTGCGCTGCCATTTTAAGGGCATCGTAGTAGGCTTCCGAAACATTGTGCGCTATCAGTGATAAAACTGAGTGCTGAGACATTAACTCACCATCTATCTGGGTAGCTGTCTTAGCCGCACCACCTGACTGCATAAACATTGCGCCTAAACCAATCATTAGCTCAACTTTATCCATCATGGCTTCACGAGCAAGCATATTACCCCTCGCCTGAGCAAAGCCAAAAGTTTCACCTGATGGAACGCCTATTAATCTACCTGAGCCGATATACATATTATTTGATTGCATTAGTTCAATAGTTTCTTGGTTTAGCCCAGACATCCACGGTTGAACCTGCCCGACTGTAAATACTGAGTCTTCGTAGATAGCCGAGTTGTTGTAATGACCTAGATTTATTTTAGCCAAATCGTACATAGGAGGGTGATCAACATTGGTTGTATTCATTTCTGAGCCAATAAATACAAAAGGCAAATAGTCTAATGTATTACCGAATCCATCGCGTGGAATGGTCTCGCTGTGTATATAGAAATCGTTGTGATTATCTTTGCGCCACTCACGCTGCACATATACGCCCTCTTCTAACGCTAATTCTATCCAAATATCTTTTACTTCATGTTCATATCCGTCAGACTTTGGCTCACTTACTGTTGAAGTTAATACAACGAGAGTTGGCATAACCTTAGAACCGATTCGCTTAGTCTGCCAGTTAATAATGTCTCTACAATCAAATCGAGTGATAGTAGCGAAGATGTTGCCGCTAAGAATATCAGCGCGTGATACTTCGCCTTCTGTGGTGGGAAAATCTACCAATAAACCACAGCGACCAACGCGAATGACATCGCGCATAACTTCCTGCGATTGTTGATAGATAGATGCGCCTGCACCGTTTACATTCGTTGATACATAAGCAAGCTCATCAGGAACTTCTAGCGTTGGGGGCTTTGTGAATGCTTTACCTACGAACCCGCGACTGGTATATCCTGCGACTGCTGCGAATACACTACGCTTAAAGAACTGCGAGTTGCGCTCTACATTCTCAACAGATACATCTCTGGGGTTTAATTGAACTAAATACTTTTTGAGGTTGTTGGAATCGCAAATGTCATTTACTAATTCCCACTTTTCTACGTTGTCTCTATATTTTGGATTCTTGAAGTCTATCATCGTGACATACCTATATCTGTTACCACGATTGGTCTGCCCAGCGACCATTTGCGGTTGATAAAATAACCTGCCGCATCAACCCAGTCGTCTATAGCAGGATGTTCACTGAACTTTTCGGGTTGTCCTTTTAAATAACCTTGCGATTCTAGCGCATCAGTTAATTGTGGACAGGTATCCGTATTTACTAGCCATCGGTCGTGCGATAGCAATCCGTTTACAGCATTGATACGGTCTCGGACCATAGGATTTGCTTTCGGACAATCTATAGCGTATCCGTGTTGCCGTATTATATCAATATCTGACCCAGTAGCGTTAGTGCTACCAGACTTCCCACTAGCGTCAGGGTATACGGTTATTTTCCGACCTGCTTGCTCATATTTAGATAAACGCGCACAGAAATCTCTAGTATCGTGACTTATAAATTCGTCTACTGTAATCGGGTCTTTGCCTTCAATGACGCTAACTATCGCGCAGCAGCCACCTATGTTGAAATCTATTCCGACATGCAGAAACTTGTCAGCGTCAGTAATCGTGCGGTCTGTGTGGTGTTTTTCCCTAGCGAAGAAATGATAAACCTTGTTAGCAGATAGACTTACAAACTCACCTTGCAAAAATAGATCAGCCAGAACTGGGTCGTAGTTATCTCTAATCTGTTGAATATAGCCGTCAGGCAAAAAAGGATTGGATGCTGTAGGTGAATTGATAACCGTATAGCCATCTTGTAATGACTTTACCCACTTTTGATATACGAACCCGCTGTATCCTTGGTCTGGCGTAGTTACACAGCCGATTGTATTACCTGCAGGATGCTTACACTTTTGGCGATTGCGCTCACTTATCTTTCGCCACACTAGCGCAGCTTTATCTTTGGGCAGGGTATCTAACTCGTCAACGATGCTATGCGCTACCTCATAGGCAACGATTCGCTCAGGTCGGTCATAACTACGCAAGATAATCATGCCGTAGCCGTGAATCTGCACAGTGTACTCAGAGCGGTTAGTTTTGAATGATAGCCCTAGCTTTTCTAATTCTTCTTCAAGCCCAGACAATGCGCGTAACCTAAGCAAATCATAGGTCGGCATATAATATGCACCGTTTACACTAGGGTCTTGAAGCATCAGGCAGATAAGCCTAGATATTCCCGCTACTGTCTTTCCACTACCAAGCCCACCGACTAGAGCAGGATACTTGGCTTCGGAGCATAGGAACTCTTCTTGTGGCTCAGTCAGGCTTAGTTGCACGGACTATCTGTATGATGTTGTTTTCGTTAGTAGATATTGTGGTTGTGTCTTGCTCTTTCCAACCCGCTTGAGTCTTAAGGTAAAAGATAGCCGCAGTTGTGTTACCGTTCTGCGCTTGGTTTACAAGATTACTAGCCACGCTTGCTATAGCTTTGCCTTTTCCTTTTTTATAGGCATCAGAAACCTCAGGCTGTCTCTCTTCCACTGCCCTAAAAGTAGTTTCCGATATACCAAAGTAATCAGATAATTGGGCTTTTGTTAATACTGCGGCGAGTTTCTCTACCAGATTTATTTGATTTTGGTCAAATTCTGTAGCGGGTCTTCCACCACCGTCACCTTGATTGCCCACTTTCATTGACTATCCTTATTGCTTTCGCAAGCATTCTCAAAAAATAAAACAATATCTTTTTCAAGATTCAATCTTTGGTTTATAGCGTCAATCTTCCACTTCATTTGCAGACTCATCAATTCTTCATAGTTATCAGCAGAATAATTGTTTAAATCTTCATTACAAGAAACAATAAAAGGTTCATATCCAACAAGACCTGCCTTTTTTATATTTGGCAAACAGTTTATGTCAAACAGAGTTACTACATTGCTTCCAATGTTTTCGTAGAATCTATTGGATAAATTATTAAATCTTGTATGAGTTGAAACATCCTCAATATATAAGCTAAATCTAAAAAGACTCAAATCACCTCTGCTAATGTCCAATTCTTTAATTAAGGGTGAAGTGCTGCCATCTTTTTTAAATTCAATAGAGTTTTTATTCTTACAAGAAAGATAAATATTCTTTTTTAAATATATACCATGATATTTTTTCCTATCTGGTCTATGAGTTCCAAAGTAAATATGGTCATACTTTTTTTCTTTAACAGTCTGAAACTCATTGAAAAGTATAAGATTTAAATTTTTTGTTACCTTGTTTTTAACAGATTTAAATTTATTAATAAAATCATAATTGGCTAAAATATACGATGGTCTTTCCTTTAATTGATTATTAAAAAAAGAGTTTGGAGCTACATCGTATTCGTTGGCAATCCATATATAAGGCGAATTATTATTAACAAACAATGCTTTTAATTTTTTATGAGGTCTAAAAAAAGCAGAACCATAATGTGATACCAAAAGGTCATACTGAACGCTAGGATTGATTCTTTCTTGAGTATTAGAATAGAAAACATCAACTTTATGTCCTTTATCTTCTAAGACTTTATTAATCCATATAGCGTTTTTTATGTAAGCAGATATGGTATTTCCCGTAGGATGTGGTATCTGACAAAAAATTCTCATCTTTTAACCATTAGTTTTTCAAATTCTTTATAGGCAATTTCGGTTTTTTTTGAACGCAAAAAGCCCTGAAGTTGCTCCATTTCCTCAATAGTTTCGCATTTAATCAAAAAGTTTTGATTTTCTTTATATGTTTCCTCTGTGATATCTATATCAAGGTCATCATCACTGTTAAGCATATAGGCTAATTCATCAACATTAAAACCTATGAAACTTATATCAAAATCTAGCATTTGCAGGGTTTCTATCTCCTGCTTTAGCATCTCTTCGTCCCATGCAGCATTTAATGCCAGTTTGTTATCCGCAATAACGTATGCCTGACGTTGCTCGTCTGTAAGACCAGTTAATTGGATAGATGGAACTTTACTAAGCGAAAGAAAGTCAGCTGCTAGCAGTCTGCCATGACCTGCTATCAAGGTGTTCTGTTCGTCAATAAGAATAGGATTAGTGAAGCCGAATTCGCTAATAGAGGCAGCGATTTGCTTAATTTGCGACTCAGAGTGAGTGCGTGAATTGTTGATATACGGTATTAAGTCGTCCGTAGCGACATATTCTATCTTTAACACATTCACCCCCAGTGATTGCTTTTAGCCTCAAGCTAGGGGTGAAGTGTATCAGTTTTTTTAAAAAAGGCTAGCCTATTGAGTAGATAGCATATCCTGCTCTGCCATTTCTATTTGTCGCAGTTTTAATCGCGTAGCCTTTCTTGCGTAAGGTATAAATCCTAGCTGCAAGCCGAGTTATTCCGTATTTCTGGAATGCTTTCATGCTAGTTATTTTGCCATATCGATTTATGTGCTTGAGTACCTGCATTTCTTGAGTCATAGCTTCTCCTAACTGGGGGTGCTATTAATTTTTAATTTCACCCCTTGATTAATAAAAAATATGCCTACCAATCTTGATTTTAGAATACTACATTTGCGGTTTCTTATTACGCTTTGCTATTTCAATAAAATCTGACATTTTCCTAAGCTGATTATATTTAATCTTCCCAGACTCAATTTTTTCAGCAAATCCCTCACTGTCTTTCTCTCCCTTTTTTACGATGTTTGCCTTATTCCAAAACTCTTTTTTCCCACACCAACCCATAAAAGTGACTACATCATCAGTCATTGAAGAAAAAACATATATTCTACAGTCGTAATTTTTTTGATAAGAATTTACATGGGCATCGTATTGACTAGATGGCTTAACATTTCGCTTCTTACACTTTACGTCCAGAGTTATTATTTCACCATTAATCTTTATGACAAAATCATACGGACCTTTGTCAGACCCGCACCATTTAAAGGTAATTCCCTCTTCGATTAGCAAAAGCGCAAACTCTTTTTCCGCAATGAGTCCAGTAATTTGCCCAGAGCCATCTGGCAAAATGGTCATGTGATTAAAGGGTTTGATGCCGTTGTATTCGTTAATCCATTCATCTGTAGTTTGATTTTGTACGCGCTCAGTCTCATTCATGCCCTAATCCCTGTTATTATAGAATATGTGTCTACCTATCTTGCGTTTAACATTCAAGCCTTGCGACCAAAATGGTTTCACATCATCACGATGATAAAATACTGCACCATCAGTAACATCAACCAAGGTTGTTTCCGCGTGGATAGCGATTGATAAAGCCAAGGTATATGCTTCTTCATCGTCAATCGTTTCAGGTTTTCCATCACACCAGTAAGAAAAATGGCATTGATGGCGAATAGGATGCCCTGCCCAATACTTAGCTTGCTGAGTAACTTCGCAGGGAGTGTTTGGGTAGTCAGGGGAGTGAACTCTATTGATTATCGTATTAGCTACGGCTACCTGCCCCTCTAAAGGCTCTGAACGAGCCTCAAAGTAGATAGCCATAGCAATACAAGCAATTGAGGTCATCATAAGCAATGGTGCGCGTTTAAAATTGATGATTCGTAGCCCATGATCGTTTCATAAGCTACTGCGCGTAATCTTTGGAGCGTAAATTTCTGAATATCCTTAGCGGTAGAAATCCACTGGTGATCAGCTAAGTCGTAGATAAGATTATCAAATTTCTCTATATCGTCACCGATAGCCACCTCTAACAAGTCGGGCTGAATATTTCGCAAGTGCCGCCATACAATATCTAGTATTAATTCTGTCGGCTCAACTTTATCGTCTGTAATCAATTCGGGCATATTTTCCATTAAAATTTTTGTAATCTCTGCACTCATTTATCCTGCTCCTCTTTCAAAAAAGCATTAACAGTAAATACGTTTCCTTCCCTATCTATAAACCTATATTTACTAACAGTGAATTGCCTGTCTTTTGTATTAAGAACTTCAGTCTTAATATCTATATCCACAATATCGTGGATATTTAAACTGGTTAATGTACGCATGTTATTTACACCCCTGATATGTATTTTTATAATCTGGCCATCCTAGATCGCCATTTGATTGCTCGTAGAGAGCAACCATTTCGCAATAGTTCTGATCTGCATCCCGCTCTAGCTCTGAATCATTGGCTGATACCAGTAGGATTGAGCCTAGTAAAAAAATAGTGATTAATAGAGGTCGCATGCTAGAGCCTCCGCAGCTCAGCCGGTGATCTTTCCTCTCGCGGCGGTGCTACAAACCCATGCTTTGCGGCATAGGCTAATGCGCTATCTCTAGCAGATTGCCGAATTGTTTTTACTGTCTCTAGCAACTTCTGGTCATCAATTT